CTCCATTTGCTGTGCGGCCATGTCTTCAGGGTCTATCTGCACGAGAACTTTATCCCAACCGTCTGCACCTGAAGCTGCTATAACCTTCTTAAAGGCTTCGCCGAGGTTAAACTCGTAACCACTGGCTTGCATTGCAGGTATAAGGTTAGGGTTCGATGTAGCGATGTTGATAAGCTCAACCCATCTGTTCTTGTCGTCTTCATCGGCTTCTGGTCGTGGGTCAAACTCGAACTTGAACGTATCTTGCAGTTCTTCGTAGATAACTGGTAGTTCAGTTAGTGATGGTTCTGGTGTCTCAGGGTTATCGTCAAAGTATCCTGCCTTGGTTAGCTTCTCTAGGTCTTCCTCGGCGATATCGAGGATATCTGCACCTGACATATTAGCCATGTGTACGTTCATCATCTTCTCGGCCATCTTAGCTCCTGCGGTGTCGGCCTTATTACGCAGGTAGTTGTCCTGAGCGTTCGTGCGTGACTCTTGCATCTTCACACCAGCTTGAGTTTTAGAGAAGCCTGGGTCGCCACTCTCAGAGCTTACTGAGCCGTCAGTACGTCCTTGTAGGTTTTGTAGTTGAGCCTTGTATAGACCAAAGTTAGAACTACTCTTAGAGAGCATTGATGCCGAGATAACCGAGGTCATGTCGATTGACCGCTTTGCATCAGCCACCTCACAACCAGAGGCAGATATCCGTGCAGAATTGCAAGCCTCAGCTCTCTATAAGAAGTACCTCACAGGTCTTAAAACAAAACTTACTCTAGCCTTAGCGGAGGCAAAACGATGAACGAAGAAGAAGTACAGCCATTGGCTACCTTTGACCTCGACTCAATAGCCCTAGAGGATAAGCTCGACCAGGTACACCAAGAGGGCAACTACCTGGTAGGTGTAACACCAAATGGGGTACGCTTCCGTCACAGGCTCAAGCCAGACCAGATGCTTGCAGAGGTAGATGGCAAGATGAAGATAGTCAAAATGAGGGTCAGCGCAGGTTAGTCTACGGACTACCTTGCATTGCCCCCCAGCAATCGGTTCACCCACGTACGGGTAGAGTTCGCAACTAACAGCAGAAGTAAAGGGAGAAATCATGGCTGACGAAGCACAAGACCCAATCACAGCAGCATTAAGCAGCGACGAGGAGGTCACCCAGGCAGTAGAAACAGAAGGCACAGAGGAGTCACCCCAGGAGGAATCGCAAGAGACCACTGAGGATGCGCAGGACACCGAAGTAGCCGAGGAAACAGAAGCTGAGACTGAGACCCCACCAGAGGGCGAGCAAGAGGGAGAGGAGTCAGACGAATCAGACCCGAAGGAAGAAGCTCGAAGACGGTATGAGGAACGGCAGCGACTTAACGCCGAACGTCGTGAGCAATTACGACAACAAACGCAGGAGTATGTTGAAGCTGGAGAAGATGACCTAGACCAACGTGTCCGCACGATGGAGGTACAGCGTTACGCTGAGGCTATCGAGAACAACGAGAACCGACTCATCACTGAGTTTGACCGAGTTAAGTCTAATCCCGACCTACAACTCTTTAACCCAGAGAACAAAGACCAATTTAACGAACGACTCTACGAGAAAGCATTGCGTGACTATAACGCTGGCTACCTCGGTTACGACGAGAACAATAACTTGGTTGAAGTAAAAGGGTCACTATTTGAACATTTTAAGGAGACAGCGGAGCTATTCCAGGGTGCAGAACGCTCTGGTCAGGTTAAGCAGGTTAGAGCCACACAAAAGATGCGTTCCGTATCTGACTCGAAACCAGCCGCCCAACAGAGTGAAAAGACTGTTGACCCAATATTGGAGGCTCTCAAGTCTGACGACTAAAGGAGATTACGATGGCTCAAAATTATGCAGCATCACACCTGAAGGTCTTAGACGAACGGTTCTACACAGAATCTAAGACTGACCTTATCGTGAACAAGGGCATCCGCCTAGACTTCAACGGTAAAAACTCTGTAACTATCTACAACGTAGACACTGTTGCAGAAAACGATTACGTACGTAGCGGTTCAAACCGTTTCGGTGCGCTCGTAGAGCTTGGTACTGGTACTCAGACTATGACCCTGAGCCAGGACAAGTCATTCACCTTCACTGTTGACCGAGGTAACTTGGAAGACAGCATGATGGCTCAAGAAGCAGCTAAGGCTGTTAAGCGACAAGTTCGTGAAGTATCGGTACCAGCTACTGACATCTACCGACTTAGCGTTCTAACAAGCTACGCCATCACTAACACCCAAGGTGTTATCGCTGGTTCAGCTGTTGCTTACAACACTATCTACTCACTCATCCTTGCCCAAAACGCAGCTTTGAGCGAAGCAGAAGTGCCAGAAGAAGGTCGTGTACTGTTTATCACTCCAACTAACTTGAACCTACTCAAACGAGACCCAGAGTTCATGCGAGACTGTGATACTACTTACAAAGACCTCAAAAAAGGTATCGTTGGTATGGTAGACGGACTTACTATCGTAGTATGCCCATCAACTTACTACGTAACCAAGTTCGAGTTTATGATTGTTCACGAAGAACTATTGGTATCCCCAACTAAGTTCAACAGTGTTCGTATCTTAGACGAAGTTCAAGGTATCGACGGAAGTGTAGCTGAAGGTAGGCGCTATTATGACGCATTCATACCGACCCAAAAGGCGGTAGCTGTCAGAGTCTATACGAAGGCTTGATTTTAGCTTCGTAGTATTGGATAGTATGGTTCTTTAACAACTCAATCAAGTTCAGCTCTCATGGTATAATTAGTACAAGAGGTAAAAGAAATACCTCCCCAGCGACTAAACCGATAGGAGGTATTCATGACTAATTGTACCATAGAGCAATGCGGCAGCCCTGCCCACGCAAGGGGTCTGTGCAGCAAGCACTACCAGAGAGAAGCAAAGCCCCCAGCAATGAGGGCGTTCTACCAGACCAAGAACAGGTGTTATAACAAGAATAATGCCAGGTACCAGGACTATGGCGGTAGAGGGATAGGGATGTGCGAGCGGTGGCGTGGCCCTAATGGGTACGCTAACTTCGTGGAGGATATGGGCGAGAAGCCCCAAGGCATGACGCTAGACCGTATCGACAACAGCGGCGACTATGAGCCCAGTAACTGTAGGTGGGCAACCTACGCAGAGCAGAACCTAAACAAGAGGGTCTACTCTAATAATAGGTCTGGTGTCGTCGGGGTGAGTTTCCACCAAGCGTCTAGGCTGTGGATGGCACATATACGAGTAGAAGGGGTGGGTAAGACCCAATACTTCAAAACGAAGGAAGAAGCCATTAAAGCTCGATTGAGAGCTGAACTTGAGAGAGAAGCGAAGAACACAATTAAACAGTAAGGGAGAATCACAATGTCAAACGTAGAAGTAAATGGTGAAAGCCGAGCAGCTAACAAGCCTGGTCTATACCGTCACCCAGAGTCGGGTGCAGAGGTAGTGGTAACACACCACCCTAAACTCGGTTCAGCAATGGCTGATGGCGTAGTACAAGTAGGTTATAAGTGGGTTGGCCCTGCGCCGACTACTAAGGCTAGTGCCGAACCTAAAGCTGAAGTAACAAAGTAAACTAGAAAGAAGGTAAATCATGGCGAATCCTGCATTCACTACTCGCTATAAGGGCCGAGATGGTCGCTTATGGATTGATGTAACGGAAAACAAGACCCTAGCCGCTGAGGACAGTGGTCTTGTGCAGAACGTAACTGCTGCAAGCGTAGTAGTAACTCTACCTGCGACAGCTACACAAGGTAGCTACACAGTTCGTGACGGTGGCGTAAAGGCTACTAACGCAGCGACACGCCGAACAGCGGCAGCACCAGCGTCAGGATCCAGATGACGCCAATGGCGATCACCGCCCACCACATCCAGCCCTTGAAGGGCTCGGTCAGCGGCGAGATCGTCACGAGGTAGGCGATGATACCCGTCGCCAGCGCAATGCCGAAAATAGGGATGAGGATCGAGAACATGGCGCAGCGCCTCCTGACGCTCCGCCACACAACGCGCTAAATCGCCCCAAAGTTCAATCGCTCTTCTGCGGCAACCGCGGCGGCACAGCTACCACCGGCAGCGCCTTCAGCCCATCCACCA